TGGCCTCACGCAAATTTATGCCAAAAAACCTGTTAGGGGGTGGTAAATTGGCAAAGACAAAAGATGGGAAAGAGAGGATGGCTCCTGGTCCCAAGGGCACGCTGGGTAAACTGGTGGATTTGCCGCCAGAGGTTCCACCAGGGCTGACTCATGCCGAAGAGGTGGCGAATTACGGTGTCCTGCGAGCGGCATTGTTGTCATCGGCAGTCTGCTCGATCTCACACACGGAAAGCCTCGAACAGGGCGCTCGACTGAAGACCCAGATCGAGCGGTTTCGTAGTCTGGTGGCAGGCCTCAAATCCCCTGTCGTGTCCCCCGCCAAGGGAGCTCCCTACATCAGCCCCCTGATCAAACAGCTCAATCTGCTTGAAGCTTCCTATCGAGCGACGCTTGGCGCCCTGTGCCTGACACCGAAAGCTTTGGCAGCGCTACGAGTGTCTGCTGGTGAGCGCTTGCGCACACCTGCCGAGCCTGCGCCTGCTTTAAAGGATCCAAAGAAGACCGCAGCCAAGGCGCGGGTTCTGAAAATGTTCAAGGTGCGCTCTGGCAGCACTGTCGCGAGCTAAGGGGCGATCCCTGTACGGAGCCGCTGGCTGGGATGCGGCATCAGATACCGAGCTTTGGTTCGGTGAGGTGCTGCGTCATTACGAGGGTTCCCATGCGGGGGAGCCCTTCATCCCGTATGATTGGCAATCCAAAGATATCATTTATCCGATATTCGGCCAGCTCGACTCTGATGGGCTGCGGAAAATCCAAACCGCTTATGTGTCGATGCCCAAAAAAAACGGGAAATCGCTGATCGGTGCGGGCATTGCCCTCAAGGGCCTGACCGCTGATGGCGAAATCGGGGCCCATGTCGTCAGCGCTGCGGGCAGCAAGGATCAGGCCAAGGTCGTTTTCGGTGCCGCCTGTGCCATGGTGGAGCAATCGCCTTATCTGAAGGACATGTGCCGGGTTTACCGGAACTGCATCGAGGGGCCACACGGTGGGCTGTACGAGGCGATCAGTGCCGAAGCCTACACCAAGCACGGGCCGAGCTACTCGATGATCGTCTTTGACGAGGTCCACACCCAGCCAAACCGTGACCTCTGGGACACGATCACTCCCGGCATCATGGCCAGAGACCAAGGGCTGGTCTTTGCGATCTCCACGGCTGGCAGCAAGAAGACCGGCATCTGCTGGGACCTGCATCAGCGCGCCCTGGCTGCGATTGCCAATCCGGGAAGCGATCCGACCTTTTATGCAAAGATCTATTCCTTCGATGAGACCAAGCACCCATGGGATTCCGAGGAGGCCTTCGCCTCGTGCAATCCCTCCTATGGGCTTTCAATCAAGCGACGGGCATGGCTGAGCCTGATCGCCAAGGCGCGCCAAACCGAAGCCGACCAGATGAGCTATCGCCAACTGCACCTGAATCAGTGGCTGGACACGGCCACCCAAAGCTGGATCCCCGGGGATATCTTTGCCCAATGCGCGTGATTCGGCCTCTTGCTGGCAAAGGGATGGTGGCCTACGGTGCCGCCGACCTTTCGAGCCATCTGGACCTCACTGCGCTTACGGTGGCGATTCCCCACCAAAAGCAGATCCACACAGACCTTTATTGCTGGATTCCTGAGGCCGCCTATGAGCAGCGCCAAACCGCCAACCGGGATCTGTTCCGGGAATGGAAGCGGGATGGGTGGCTCACGGTCCACCAGGGCGAAGAGATCGATTATGATCTGCTGATGCAGGACTTCATTGACATCCGATCCAAATACAAGATCAAGCAGCTCGCCTTTGACCCTTGGGGCTTGGCGATGCCCGCCCAAACGCTCAAGAAAGCGGGCTTCAAGATCTGGAAATACCGGCAGGGTGAACGCACGATGAGCCCAGCGATCAAGGACTTTCAGGCTTTGGTCTATGGCAAGCGACTCAAGCACTATGGAAATCCGATTTTGGCATGGGCGATGCAGAATGTCCGCATGACGCAAACCCGCACGGGAGGCTATACCCCCGACAAAGCCAGGAGCGTTGGCAAGATCGACCCTATTATCTCAACCGTCATGGCCTGTGCACTTGCCGAGCAAGCCCAAAGAGGGATCGGAAAAAGCATCTATTCGCAGCGCGGCATGATCATCGGGCGCAAGAGACTCGACGAGGACGACTAACACACTGCCCCCCATGCGCCAATACACAGCATGGGGAACAAGAAGCGGGCGCAAGCTCCGAATACATTGATGGGCCGGATTGGCTCTTTCGCGGCATCGATCGCCAAACGGGCTGGCGTCAGTCTGGGTGATGATACGGTCAATTGGCGTCGTTATTTTGGCATTCCCTATCGCGGCGACCGGGCTCCCCAACAGCGCACCGTGACTCCCGAAGATGCGCTTACGATCGACGCCTTTTTTCAGTCTTGCCGGATCAAGTCCGAAGCATTCGCCGATTGCATCATCGAGCTTTATCAGCGCACGGAAAAAGGCGTTCTGCCTGCCGTTGGTCATCCCACCTATGCCCGTCTCAAACACAACCCCAGCCTTGATCACACTCGTGGTGACTTCTGGAAGCTGATGGGCTTTTGGCTGGCATGGCGGGGCAACGCCTACGCATCCATCCAAAGAGATCCGGAAACGGGCAAATGGCTTAACCTGACGCCGATGTTCCCCGATTGGGTCAAGCCCGACATCGACAAGGATACGGGCGATCCCTGCTACATCTATCGCCCTGCTGGCCGTGGGCCTGTGCGCCTCTGGCCGCATGAGGTCTTCCACATGATGGGCCCATCGATCGATGGGCGTCAGGGGCTGGATCCTGTCCGTGTCCATCAAAAAGTTCTCTCTACGGCCCTGTCCGTCGGGGATTACCAGATCGACTATTTCGAGCGTGGTCATGCCATGACGGGTGTGCTCTCGTTCCAGCACGCCCTCGATGATGACGCCAAAACAAACCTGGAAAGATCGCTTGGCGATTTTCAGGAAGGGGGCAACAAGCGCCACGGAATCCTTATCGCCGAAGAGGGTGGGACTTTTAGTGGCATCAATTCCGATCCCGAACGGGCGCAATTGGCCCAGACCGATTCCAATATCGTCCTCAAGATCTCGCGCATCACTGGTGTCCCCCCATCGTTTTTGATGGTCCCTGGCTCCAGCTATCAAACCGCCGAGCAGGAAGATCTCCGCCTGCTCAAATACAGCCTTGGGCCCATGTTCACATCGGCCAGGGAAGAGGTCGATGCCAAGCTCCTCGTGACAGAAGAGCGTGGTCAATATTATGCCAGGGTCAATACCAGTCCGCTGGCAAAAGCCGACTCGCTCACGGATGCCCGAGTCAAGGCGCTCAAGGCCAACTGGGGCACGCTCACGGTCAACCAGTGGTGCGATGACGACGAGCGCCCGCATGTGCCTGGTGGTGATGTGCCGATGCGGCCTGCCAACATGGACAGCATCGGGGTGGACACATTTGCCGGCTCGGCTCCACCCAAATCGTCTGCCGTCGATGCACTTGATCCGGCGGGTGATTTGCCGATGGATGTGCTTGCGGATGCTCCTTTGGTTCCTGTGGCGGATGGGACGACGACGGGCAATGTCGCCTCGACTGGTCTCAATGGTGCCCAGATCGATTCGCTCATCAATATCGTTCTCCAGGTTGCGACCGGCATTTTGCCACTGGCCACTGGCAAAGCTTTGGTCGAGGCAAGTTTTCCGCTACTGGGCAGTTCCCAGATCGAAAGCATATTTTCCGGAGTCAATCCCGGGCAAACCGATCCGAATGCCCTGGTCCGTTCCGCCGCCCTTCTCAAGGTGAGCCGCAGATGAAACACCGAAACGCCGAGCGGCGCACCATTGGCTTCGCTCAGGATCAGCCTTCGCACTACGAGTTCCGCGCTCCTGTCGAGATCCAAAGCGATGGGAACACGATCTTCGGCTATGCCGCTGTTTTCAATTCGCTCTCTCAGGATCTGGGCGGATTCCGCGAGCTGATCAAGCCGGGTGCCTTCACCAGGACGCTGGCCGATGGCACGGAGAAATTCGGGCTCTGGGCGCATGAGACCAGGCTGGTCTTGGGTGCGCTTTCCAATGGCACCCTGCTTTTGCGTGAGGACGCCAAGGGCCTCTACTGGGAAGCCAAGCTTCCCAACACCAGCTACGCAAGCGATGTCAAAGAGCTGCTGAAGGGCAGATACATTTCGAAGTGTTCCTTCGGCTTTAGGTGCCATGAAGGCGGCTCAACCTGGTACGAGGACGCATTGGGAGTCGTGACCAGAACTCTCACATCGGTCCAGCTTTACGAGGTCTCTGTGCTCGGAGATCCCGCCTACACGGAGACCGAAGCGGACTGTCGCACAGCTCGTACAGAGTTCGACAAATTCCGACAGAAAGGCCTCGATCTGGATATGCGGATGAGGCTGTTGCAAATCTCCCTCTGATTCTTTTTCAGAGGGTTTTAGGGCCAAAAGGTGCGCCCTGTGTTTTTGGAGGTTCCATGATCCGGAACGCTATTTCGAAGGTATTCGGTGCGCCTTCTGCTGCTCAGTCCGAGCCGCTGGAAGTTCGTGGCGCAAATGGTGGCACGGTGTCCCCCGCTGAAGAGGCCAATGCCCTTCGGGCGGAACGGGACACGCTCAAGGCCGAAGCACGCAGCCTCTCGGCCAAGTTCCGCGAGAAGCGCGAGCTGACTACTGAGGAAAACAATCGGGTGACCTCGATCGAATCCCGTTTGGGTGAGATTGATGCCAGGCTGACCACGGTCGAAGCGATGGTTCAAAAAGATCCGGCTGAAGACCAGGCCATGTACAATAACAATCCCAATCATGGCAAGCAGACTCGCTCGGTTGAAGATCGTCTCGCCGCGATCGAGGAGCACTTCCGGGCCCAAGAGCTTCGCAGCCAGGGCGATCGGCTCAACAGTCTTGAGGGCCGTTTCAATAACGAGCCAATTCAACGCCGCACCGCTCCTGTCCATTTCGGCCAGGGTGTTGGCTTCACCAGCGATCTTGACGACAAGGCCGCCGACCGCATGCACAGCGAAGCCTTTGCGGGCTGGTGTGGCGCTCCCTCGGGCCTGACCACCCGCAACCAGGGCGAAGCGATGAAGCGCCTTGGCATCAGCGGATTTTCCAACGAGCTGACCGTTCGTTGCGATCCCAACTGGATCAAGAGCGGCAATCGTGATCGCGATGTGCGCCAGATGCGGGCGGATATCGAAGAGCGCGTGGCGATGCAGGTTGGCAACACAGGTGCCTACCTGGCTCCGACCATCCTCCTCAACAAGTTTGTTGAGAAGATGGTGCAGTTCAACTCCCTGCGTGACCATTGCAGTGTCTTCCAGACTGCCGATGGCAACTCGATGACCTACCCGACTTTTGATGACACTGCAAATCTTGCAACGCTCGTCGCGGATGAAAACACCGACCGGAACCAGACCGACATCACTGCCGGACAGGGGACCTTTGGCGCGTCCGAAATCAACTCGGACATCGCTTTGTTCTCCTACAAGCTCCTTCGCGACTCCTATTTCGATGTGGAGTCGATCGCTGGGGCGATGCTTGGCCGCCGCATCGGGCGCAAACAATCTGTCCTCTACACCACGGGGACCGGCTCTGGTCAACCTCAGGGTGTCGTGACGGGTGCAAGCGCCGGGGCGACTGCTGCGGGTGCCGCTGCGATTACCTATGGCGATATCGTCAATCTGATGATGAGCCTGGACGATGCCTATGACGCCAACGCCAAGTTTGCGTTCAACAAGACCAGTACCCTGGCCGCGCTGCTCAAGCTGGCCGAGACGACCGGCAAGCCGCTCTTCGGCAACCTGGTCGATGGCGCCCCAAGAACCCTCTTGGGCAAGCCCTTCATCCTGCTCTACTCAATGGCCAACATCGCGACGGGCAATGTCTCGATGCTTTACGGCGACTTTGAGGAAGCCGTGTCGATCCGCGAAGTGGGAGACCTCATCATCTCCCGCTCGACCGAGTACAAGTGGGTCAAGCGCCAAGTCGCGCTTACCGCTGATTACGCTGGCGATTGCCGCGTCGTCCAATCTGCCGCGCTGAAGAAGC